GAACTCGCGCTGCAACGCACGTCGGCTCGTCTCTGTCACGCCGCTAACCAGGTCGAACGTATGCGCCTGTGCCAGCGCGTGCGCCGCCTCATTCAGCAGCCCGTAGTCCACTTCCGGCTCGCGTACGTTTAATAGCGCCTGAATCACGCCTTGCACGGCGTTCGTCATGCCCTTGTCCGCGGCCTCGTCCACGATGTCGAAGACAATCGTGTACAGCAGCGCGGCCTCAGTGAGCCAGAAATCAGCCGTCAAGGGGTCCATGTCCGTTGCTGCCTACCAGCGCCGGGGCCAACGGCCTCGCCACAGCCGCCTTGCCAACGGCCATCGGCTGATACCGCTCCCCTACCGCCTCTTCGATGCGCTCCAACTGCCCCGCGAAATATGCCTCCAAGCCGCGTCGCAGCCGGCGCTCAAACGCCCGGCGCTCGTCATCATCCGGCGCGCGCCGCGCCTTGAAATCCATTTCGGCCACGGCCACGGCCTTGTCGCCGCCCGCCGTCGCCCCGGACGGCCCGGCCCCGGCGGCCCCGGCCACCGGCGCGCCGTCCAGACCGACCGCTACCGCCGAATTCGGCCGCAGAAACACGTCGCCGCCCGGCGTGGCGTCCAGACCAATCAGCCCGCGCGCCTCATTCACGGTCAGATACCCGCGCCCCAGGCCCTCATTGGCCCGCGTGTACAGCGCGTCCGTCTGTTCCCTGAACGCCGGCACGGCCGACAGGTCGAACCGCACCTCAACGTCGCCGAACTCGCGCCCCAGGTCGTTGGCCACCACGTTTTGCAGGTTCGTGTACAGCGGCGTCAGCGAATCCTCCCACCACGCCTGCCGCGCCTCCGCATAGTTGCTGTACGTCGCCCGGTCGAGGCCCACCTTCGCCCCCACCAGAATCGGCGGCACGTCCAGCACCATGCAAATCCGCGCCTCCGACCGCGCATCCAGTACATCGAACCCCATTTCCTCAAACGACAACCCGACGCGCTGGTACTCAGCATCCTGATCCAGTACCGCCGGACTTAGCCAGTGCTCAATGCCGCCGTACCGCTCGCCCCACCGCCGCCGGATGTCGCTCGCGTCGTTGTCGGCCAACTTCTGCTTTGTTTTGAGTAACCCCGGCGGCATCCCGCCCTTCTCCATGAAAAGTTTGAGATAATCGGTCGTGGCGTTGTCCACGTCGCCTACGCGCCCGGCCACCGCCGACGGCGGGAAACCGCGATAGAGGTTCAGGGGGTCAAACAACTTGAAGTCCAGCACATCGCGCGTCGCCAGTGTCAGCCGCTCCCGGCCCGGCACGATGAACTCGTACCCGGCGATGAACTCGCGCCCGCTCCGAATCGGCCGCACCCAGTCCGGCCTGAGCGGCCACAGCCGCACCACTCGCCCTGCCCGGTCGCGCTCCTTCTCGAAGTAGGCCGCGCCGGCCAACTTCTGGTAGACGACAACGGAGTACCACAGGTCGTACTCATCCATGAACGGGTTCGGCTGTCGAATCAGCCGCCGCAACGGGTGCTCGGCCAGCACGTCGCCGTCGCCCCCGCGCACCTCCAACCGCACGAACGATGCCGACGCCGCCGTCTTACTGACACAGGCGAAGATCAGCTCGTTCTTGCGCCAGCCGTGCCGCACCTGATTCTCGAAACTGACCTCCGGGTACGACGGCCCGCCATCGGCCCACGTCGGCAACATCAGCGCCGCCGCTTTCCCGTTCACCGCGATGTTCCACGCCAGTCGAAGCCGCTGTCCCAGGTTCATAGAAAACGAAAAAGCGGCGGCCTGATTACTCAGACCGCCGCTGCTAACTCACCGTTAGGTGGGGCGTTTCAATCTGAAATGGATTATAGCATGTACCTTTTCTCCATGTCAATTGCCCGGTTGCGCGCGCGACAAAACAGCTATAATTAGAGTCATGACTCTACGCGACCTATTAGCAATGCTAATGCTCAGATACCCTCGCAGCGCCGAGCCGTCGCCATCGGCTCAGGCATTCATCGAACTTCAATCGGCGCTACGGGATGTATTCGTCGCCATCGTGAAATCCTACAAATCGGACGTGGATCGGATCGTGGAGTGGCTCGCCAAACGGCTGGCAAGGTAGGTGCATTATCCGCCCCCGCCGCTACTGGTACGTCGAAATCTGGTATGCCCTCTGGCGCTGGCTCACCGGCCAGCGCCGCTAATCCTCAGCGCCCGGCTTAGGCGCAATGACCCGCGGCTTCCCCAGCCGCTCCCGGATACTATTCAGCAGTGGTATCATCTGCCGCTCCATCCGTTCTAGGTCGTCCCGATGCGCTACCTCCGCCTCGACGCTCAGAATCAGTTCCGCCAACTGAAACGAATCCAGCGCATAGACCGCGTAGGCCCCTCTGACCACGTGCCCCAGCCCCGGCAGATACCGCGCCAGTACCCGGTTCGCTTCCTCCGCCGGATTGAACGCCCCCGGCCGGTCGAACCCTGCGCCGGCGTCAGACATGAATCCCGCTCCCCCGCGCCGCCACGCGATGCCAGGCCAGCATCACCGCCTCGCCCACGTCCGGCGACCGGCCAAGACGTTCTTTCATATGCGCTTTTTCCTCAATCTGGATGATGCCCCCGGCCAACACCCTGTACCGCGCCGCGCACAGATCGGCCACCAACTCATTACCCGGCGGCAAAGCCAACGCCCGCCCGCCGTCCGGGTCAAGCGCCTCCCGGAACCGCCAGTACATTTCCGCCCGCGCGTTGCGCATCTTGAACAGCGGCTTGGGCCTCTCCTCCTTCGACATCGACACGTAGTCGCTCCCCTCTGACACGTTCACCGCCCGCGCCGCGTCCGGGTACATCGCCGCCAGCGAGTCGTAGGCGCTGCTGCCCACGCCGATCACGTCCACGTTGATGTAGCCCACGTGCGGTTCGTGCTCCAACAACTGGAACACCAGCCCCGCCGCCGTCGGCCCGTCGGCCACGTCCACGCCCGGCGTCTTCACCGGCTCATCGAACCACGTCCCATAGCGCCGGGCGATGACCATGCTATCCCGCCCGCCACGGGCCACGTCCACGCCCACGCCCGACAGCGGCGTGTCCGGCCTCTCCATCTCCAACCAGCGCGTCTGCGCCGCCTTCACCCACGCCGTCGGAATCACCTGCCACGGATCGGTCGCGCCCTGCGCCGTGAAATCGCCGTCCAGCAGTTGCGACCGTAGCGGCTCCGGCAACGCCTGTAGCGTACTGCGATAGTTGCCGTCGGCCAGGTGCGGGTTGTCGTCCAACCGCGCCGGGATGAACGTCCGCGACCGCGGCTGAATCCGCTCGCCATCGTGCTCAAACGGCTGCCCGTCCGGTCGCTCCACCTCTCGTCCATCGACCGTCGCGTGCCAGCGCAACTCCCCTGGGGCCGCCGGGCGCGGATGCGCGAACCGCGCCGGGAACAGAAACGCCAGCCACGGCAGAAAATAGTCGATGACCCACGACCCGCCCTCATCCGTCGGCGGGTTGAACGTCATCACCACCCGGCAACGCTGCCCGGCCACCGTCGTCCGGTTCCATGCCGTGATGAACTCAAACTGCGACCGTGTGAACTCCGTCGCCTCATCAAAGCCGTAGAAGTCGCGCGGCCGGCCGCGCTGCTTCTCGCGGTCTTTCTCAAACTGGCACGCCTCAAATTCGACCATGCGCCCGTCGCCCAACGCCCAGCGGTGCAACATCTCGTTGTAGCCGCCGGGGCCGAACAGCGCCTTACTCTCCTCGATGATGCCCCGCAAATTCGGAAACACGCGCCGGAAAATGACACTGCGCCGATGCGCCGTCGCCGCCAATCCCAGCAGCAGCGCCGACTTTCCCCCTCCTGCCGCGCCGCCGTACCCCAGCACGTCGGCCGCGCTCTCGTAAGCCAGCCGTTGCGGATTCGGCCGGCCGTCGGCGTGGTCAGGGTTAGGCTGCCAGATGCGCCGCGCGCCGCCGGTCGAAAGGGCGGCCCGGCGCAACCGCTCGACCTTAAGCTCGACCGCCGCTTCCGGGGTCAAATAGCTCAGCAGCGAGTTCGTCGCCAAGTTCCGCCTCTACCTGTTCGCGCGTGACTACGCCCTGGCGCACCAGGTCAATCACCTCGCCCCGCCACGTTGGTTTCCCGTCCAGCAGTTGAATCTTGTCCACCAGAATCCCGATACCAGTGTCCAGCGCCCGTAGGTCGCCGGTGTCATCGACAACCCTCCCGGCCGCGTCAATGTGCAGCCCCAGCAGGTGCTTCAAATCAGCAACGAAGTCCCTCTTTTTTTCGTGGCGAACCTTCGCCGGTGGAGGGTTGTGCGTGCCATTGAACCAACTCCGCAGCGTTGACCGCGCCACATTCAAGTGCCCGGCCACCTGCGACAGCGCCCCTTCCCTCTCTGGATACCCTGCCGCCTCTAGCATCAACACCGCTGAGGCGCGAAACTCATCATCATACCGTCGTCTTTGTTTCATGTTCACCTTCCCGTTCCACAATCCAGTACGCCACCGCGTGCTTGGCCACGACCAACTCCTGTCCGCCGTTCGTCGTCAACACGAAATCGTATCGGCCCAGGCTGCCCATCAGCCCGGCCAGCGTCTCGCCCGATAGCAGCCGTACCGTCACGCGCTGCCCCCGGCCCAGGCGCTTGGCAATGCCCACACTGCCGCCCATCGCGTTCGGGTCGATGCCCGCCAGCGCCATCTGCATCGCGTCGCCGGCCGACTTCAACCGCGCCGCCATGTGTGCCTGCGCTTTCTGCCGAGCCGCATCCGTTTCCGCCTCTGCTGCCTTGGCGAAGAGCTTCGCCTGCTTGCGCAGCCAGGCCACGTGATCGTTGTCCTGCGTCGCCATGCGTGTTCTACCTCCCACGCCGCCGGTTGCCCCAGCGGCCTGTTACCCGTTTCGCTACGATACGTTCCAGCGTACCCGGCCAGATATGCGCGTGACACCAGCCACTGGTTGCCCAGTTTGCGTGCATTCAACCGGCCCTCTCGAATCAGCCGCCGCACCGACTCCGGGTGAATCCCCAGCGCGTCGGCGACCTCATCCACCCCCACCACGTCGGCCAGGGCAAGCCGCACCGACGGCGCGGGCGCGGCCACCGTCGTTGTCGTCGCCGTCGCCGCCTCATCCGGGCCCACCCACCGCGCGCCGGGGATGCGAATGTCCAGTGTCTTGCCACGACCGCCCGCCAATTCGATGCAGCCCCGCGTCGCCAAATCGCGCAAACTGTAGTGAGCAGCCGCCGTAGACGAAATGCCCAGCGCCGCCATCATCTCGCGGATCGTTGGCGAGTGGCCTTGCGTCGCCCGCTTGTAGTCGATGATGTAGGCCAGCATCGACCGCTGCCGCGCGTTCATCGGCCGCAACGCCCCAGGGCGCGGCCCGCGCCGCTTTCGTGGCCGCGCGAACGTCTCGTAAACCGCCGGCGGCTCGCTCATGACTGCGCCTCGTTGCCCGCCGGTCGAATCTCCGGCCGGTTGGGCAAACTGCGTGCCTCGACCCAAACCCGGCCAAAAACGCCATCGTCAGCATAATCCAGCAAGATGTCGAGCAGCGCCGCGTCCGCGTCTTCGGTGTTACGCCAGTAGGCCCAGGTGTGATACCCGCGTGCCAGGTAGACGCCGTGCAGCCGGCGCACGGCTTCACGCATCTGCGCCGCAGTCACAACAAGCGCCGGCGGCGTCTCGTTGCCGTCATCGCGCGTCATGACCGCACCTCATCCGCCTCTGTTGCGCCGATTGCAACACCAGCCGGCGGCTCTGTCGGCCGCACCTTCCTCATCCGCCGCCGCAACTGCGTCACCAGCCCCGGCCGGTAACGAATCCGGTCGATGTCGGCCATCGTCGCCTCGTAGTAGCGCCGGTACTCCTCCGACCAACGAAAGTCCGGCCGGCGCGTCGTCAACATCGCGCACCGCGCCACTGCCGCCTCAACCTCACGATGCTCTTTCTGATTCATACCGTTCCTCTCTTCACGCTGTAGCCTGCCTCAGTCAGCCGCCGGCGCAGCGTCCGACCGCTCATGCTCAACATCTCGGCGATGTCGTCCAGCGACTCGCCCACGTCCAGCCGTTGCCGCGCGTCGGCCAACTGCGCCGGGGCCAACGGCGCGCGCGGGCCGCGATAAGGCCGGCGCGGCAACTCCAACCGCACAAACGCATAATGCAGCGTCGTCCGGTCTACGGCGTAGGCACGGGCGACAAGGGCCATTTTCTCGCGTTCGTCGTAGTAGCGGCGGTGGGCGGCGAGGATGTCCGCCTCATGCAGCTTAGTCATATCGCCCCCAGCGCCAACAGCGCCTCATCCAGCGACGTGACCACGTGCCACGCCGCGCCCCAGTGGTCACGCGCCCGCTGTTCACTGTCGGTCAGGTCGTGGCGCGTGTCCGCCCGCTTCACCTCAAGGCACACCGGCGGCCCGCCGCGAACGTTACACAGCAGGTCAAACCCCAGCCCGGCGACGGCTGACACGTCCTGGCAGTACACCCCCGGCACGCCGCGCAGGGCGTCCCGAATCTCGGAATGGTTGTCGTCGGTGCGCCGGGCACGGCGCGGGCCGTAGGTGGTCATGCGCCACAAGAGCGGCAACGCGGCCGAGGGCGGCGAGATTGCGCCGTAGGTCATCGTCACTTAGTCCTGTCAAGGTGTCGTCACGGAAGGCCACCGGCCCGCCGTCCTTGCCGCTGACCTCCACCGGCGCGGAGACTTTGCCATAGGCGTATTCGAGGATGATTTGCGCCATGCGCGGATTCTTGGATTGTATCATCTGGCGCGTCATGGCCTCGATCACCGTCATGGCGTGGCCGTTGGCCGTAAGCGCGTTGCCGGCCTTGTCGGTCGCGGCTTCGTTGAGGATGGATTGAATGAGGTTGCGCAGGCCGGGTAAGTCTTTTGGCCGCCCTTTGC